CCAGTCAAAAGATTTAAACTCATTGAGTTTTTTATCTGCTTCATCTGTAAATTGTTCAAGTTGAGAAATGTATCGCTGTCTTTCTTGCTGAGTGGCAGCTAATTCTTCATCAGCTTTTTGCCTTTGTTCTGCTAATACTTGACTTTTTCGTGTGTAATCAGCTTGTCTTGAATAACCTGAACGAAGTTCATCGAGGGTAACCTCAACATCTTTACCATCAACTTTAACAGTATATGTACTAGGTTCATCTATTACTTGTTCTTGGTCATTTTCAACTAAATCATCGGCAGTCAATTCGTTAGAATTTTCTGCTGGTTCTTCAACTGATTCGGTATTTTCCATTACCTGTTCAGAAGTATTTTCCTCTACTTCTGTTTGCATTTCTTCCTCTACAGGTTGTTCCGAAGCTGGAGCTTGTAATTGAGTAAGTAATGCTTCCTGTGCTGATGCGACATCAGTAACAGGAATCCCTTTATGTTTGCTTTCTTTTATTGGAATATTGTCTTGTGGAGTTGGTTTATTTATTTTAGCCATTTTTACTCTCCTTTCTTTCTTGCTCTAACAATTTTCCATTTTCCATAGTATTTATTAAAACTTGTTTAAATTTTAATGCAGCAATTTGTTGATGATAAAGAGATTCTCTAATATCTTTATCTTCAGATTTTGTTGATATCCATTGTTGGTAACCATCATTTAATATTTGATTAAAAGCATTTACTATTAATGGATTTTCTAAAATATTTTCTGCGTCTTGACCATCTCTGATCTGTTCTTCTTTAGTCGTCATTATTTTCTCCTAACTGTTTGATTCTATCTGATACATAATCAGGTATAGTTATTCTCCCAGCGAGATATCCTCTCATTCGATTAGCAGGTATGCCAGTCTTATTAAATATCTCATTGATAGAAATTCTGTTTTTTAATAAAAAATTTTGTAATTGTTTATTATTCAACCAAATTTTCCATTCCTAGTTTTTTTTAAAACACCTCTACCCATAAGGACATCGGCTTGAGTTACTTTTCCATCTTTGTTTAAGTCAGGAAAAGATTTTTTCTTTTTCTTTTTTTTCATCATGATTTTGCTACCTTCTTTGCTCTTGCAGATAAATCTTTGAAGTGAACAACTTGTTTAGAAGTTTTGCTGTGTGTTTTGCCTGTATGAATTTGTCCATTAGGCATTTTATGAACAGCTCCTTTAAACTCTTTACCTGTTTTAAAATAATGTTTAGTCTTAGCACCCATAACATCTACCTTTTTTCTTTTTCTTTCCTTTTTTCATTGGTTTGCCATACATAATATTTCTCCTAAAATAAATTTAATATCTCTTGCATGTTATTGCTTACAAGCGCAAATACAATGACTGCTCCATAAACAATATACTTGAATCTAAATATCTCAATCTTGACATCTCGCATATCTTTTTCGATATGTTGCAAATGATTGTTTTTTATATCACTTATATCTTTTTTGATAATCTCAATTTCGAGATTGAGTTCGTTTAAGTCTTTCATGCTAGTGGCAACTTTTTACGTTTTGGATAAGTATTAAGTGCGATAGCTACTGCTTGTTTTTGAGGTTTACCTTCTTTTTTTAATATCTTAATTTTTTTTGATATTAATTTACCTCTACTTGTTTTACTGTAATCAGGTTTATATTTAGGATATGCCATTAGGTCGGCCCTATTCCTATAGGTCTGTTTTGCACAGCTTCAAGAGCAAGTTCTTGTTCATTAAGTTCAAGTTGTGATTTTTTAATTTCTAAGTCTTTATTTTTAAGTGCTAGATTTACAGCAGCTTCTTCTTGTTTAAGTTTTAATTCTTGTGCCTTTATTTGTGTTTCAATCTCTAATTCTTTAGCTTGTAGTTGTAATTTTTGTAATTCAACCTGTGCTTTTTGAGCTTGTACTTTTTCCTCAACAGTCGGTTGTGGTGGTTGAGGTGGTGGCATCATTTGTGGATTAGATACAAACATATCTGAGTTTTTATATCCTGATTGTGCAACAAATTCACTTACTGCATTATATATATTTTGTGGTGTAACAAGTGATCCCATAGCACCATTTTGTATCAATCCTTGCATGATATTCATAATACTGCTCATTGTTTGCATTTTGCTTTGTTGTGAGCCACTTCCTACACCAACATTTACAGTACAATTTAATCTATCTTTCCATTTGCTAGGATCTATAGGTACAAATCTATTATTTAAAAATACTATTTTTTCTCTATCTTCGTATCTTTGCACTAATTCATATATACATCTAAATACATCTTTAATTCCTGTTTCAGCAAATATACGAGCAATTAACTCAGTTCTTTGCATAGCTGACTCTGTTGCTGCTGAGATTGCACCACTAGTTACATGCGAGGTTAAAACATCAGGATTAAGTCCTTGTGTCATTTTAGATACCCCTGATCTTTCTTCTCTTACTTGATCTAAATATCTAACCATATTGAAAGCATCAGGTGATATTTGTGGTGTTGGCAAGGGTGTTACTGCACCTGGTGATCTCATTCTGACTATTCCACCTGGCCTTGATGTAAGCAAATCATCTAACTCTACTTGTCCTGCAAGAACTGCATACCTTGCATTATTAGTTAAATACATGTTATCGAGTATATTTCTAACTATTGTAGATTTAATTAACTGTATGTCTTTGACTGTATCAGCAACTGACATGCCATAAAATTTATGAGGTATCGGTAAAGGACATATTGTTGAAAATGGTATATATTCAATCTCTACATTTTCAAGTATTTCATTACCACCTTTAGTAATTTTTCTTAACTCTGCAATACCATCGCCATCAAAATCAATATGTGCATAACATTCATCTAACCATATTTGCCTGTTTGCACCTGAACCTTCATCAGGTGGTATTGCATCATCATCGTAGCTAAATCTTGCAAGTCTTTCCTCATTATATTCAGCTTGTGATTGAGAATAGCTTGGCATATTTTCTACAATTTTAGGATCATATCCTTCTAAAATTAAATCACTTACTGATTTTTTTACTCTATGACAAATAAATTGTGCAGTATGTATATCGACTGCTCTCCTTGATATTAAAAATTCTTCAGGTGGAACAGCAACAACTTTAACCTGTCCACTTGTTTTTGTTCTTTTTGCTTTCAAAGCATGGCTTACGATTTCAGGACTAACCATCATGCCATTTTCATCTAATTGAGCTTCTTGTATTTGTGTTTCTGTGTGTTCTAAAACTTCAAGTTCATCATTAGCTAATACTGCTTGATATTCAATCTCTGTAAGATTTTCATAATGTTCAGTAGATACTTCAGTTTTTTCTTCCCAATAATGTTTTACAATACCTGTTTTGCTAATAAGTGCATCTTTAAACACATCATATAAGACTTTGAAACCATTGTTTTGCCTGTTAAATACATAGTTTACATAATCAGTAGCTTGTTGTGCCATTTGCACATCTTCAGGGCCTTGTGGCTCAAATTCAGCTATATTGTTATGAGTCGTAAAAATACGCATAAGACTTGGCATAATATACTCAACAGTATCTCTAACATCAGTTGTTACAATCTCTGATCTGCCATCTATCTCATTACCAAACTTTTCTCCAAGATAATACTTCATATTGTCCTCTCTTTGTCCTGAGAGTTCACTATTCATATGTCCTGTGGCTTGTTCTATTTCTTGAGATAATTTTGATGCTAATTCATCTTCAGTCATTTTTTTTGGTTTTTTTGCCATTTGATCCCTTTCTTTCTAATTTTTGCAATTTTTCTTCAAGATTATTTAACTTAATTTCAATGTCTTGTATTCTAAAAGCCATTTGAGTAGGTGTTGTTGCTAATGTTGGTTTTTTATCTGTCATTTTAAACTATTGCGACATCAGGGCCTAGAGTACCTTTTCTATTCCACTTTGATGTTTCTGTTGTACTGTGTCTTAAACTCATAACCCCATATCTTGTAGCAGACATAAGATCATCTTTAATTTTTACTAATTTTCCATCTTTACGATGATATAACCTATACTCTTGAAACCAATCATATAGGGTATTGAATACTTTAAATCTTCCTTGCTCCATACGAGTAAGCATTTCCATCAACCCTGCTTCAACACTATTACCACCTTTTTTCTCACCTAAAGCTGGTGGATTTTCAAAATGAAAAGGCAACATATTGACATGAGCTGTACGATACTGCTCGGCTAGAGTAATCCCACTTCCTTTATCGTGTTGATAGCCATCGTGTGGCCATGCTATAGGAATATAGTGTGAACCTTCTCTTTCGTTTATGTGAGTTGCATGATAATCAGGTGTCTGTTTAGACATCTTGTAGCAATCATAGATATAAACAATATCTTTATCTCTATCCCAAGCAACCCAAACTACTGCTGTTGGGTGGTCATAGCCAAAGTCAAGACCTGCAATCCTAGAAAAGTGGTTGGGTATGGTAAATGGATCACAGGTTAAGGTGTCCTCATCTATAGGGAATACTAACCCTGATCCGATCATTGGAACACCTTTTGATCTTAATTCTCTTTCATGTGGTGGTAGAGCAGATAAAATCTGTTCTTTCATGTCATGAGTCAAATGTTCAGCATCTTCCCAACCTGCTGTAATTAATGCCTGTCCTGATCTTAAATCAGAAGTAAAGTTTTGCACAACCTCTGTCATACCTGATTCAGGTGTAAAAGTAAGATATACTTGTCCTTTCCTGTCAAGTGTTCTTGTTATACATTGAGAATAGATATCTTGTGGTGGTTCTTCATCTAGCCAAATAAGGTCTAAACTCTCACCCATAAACTTTTCAGCACCCATTTCATAAGCTTTAAAGGCAACCCTAGACCAACCACCTGTTTTGTGTTTTACAAGGACTGATGAGTGTGCATTCGGAACACCAGGTTTCCTTGTCGTTTCTCCAATGAGATGTTTAGGAATAGAACCTTTCCCCTTATCTCTTGGGTTGTCAGGTTGCCCAAATAATTCTTTTTGGCAGATATCTCTAGTGGTTTCATTACTTGCACCACACACCCATGCTTTAACGGGTTTATCAAACTTCTTGCCAGTCCACCATTTAGGGTACAATCCTGTTAGATGTGCTGCCATTTCCATAGCACCCACATAGGACTTACCTACCCTATTTGCTGCCATGAGCAATCTTTGGTTGGATTCTGATCCTGCCTGATGAAAACTCTTTTGAAACTTATAGGGTTGATAGTAATTTAATTTATTCTCCTCTCGCCTTTTTTTAAGTGTTGAGAGGATCTCTTGTACTTGTATCGTAGACATAGCTATCCAACTCCATTATTGCCCTTTTTTAAAATCATGTCAATATGCCTAATTGAATGGTGCAATATTAGATAATACTAATAGACTTAATATTCCCACCATAGTATGGATAGATATATATGTGAGCCTTTTGGCTCGTGGGGGGTTTGTCTTTGATCGGCTAGAAAATAAAAGATCAAGGGCTTGTATTGGTTATTTTATAGAGTTTTTATTAATTAGTAATAGGTGGATAGTAGTATCATTGATTAAAGGGCTAGAAAATATATTTATGAGAGTGTGAGAGTATAACAACGTTTTTTATTTACAGAATTAATGACTAATTGTCTAATGGTGAGTAACTGATAAATGATATGTTTATTGGTCTATCTGTATATATGTACTTATCATAATAGGCCATTAAGAGTTACTGGCGATTTTATTTATTATTAGACTAGACAAGAAAAACCCCCATATATTTCTATATGAGGGCTTTTTTACTTATTATTATTTATCTAATACAATTTCTTGTACTAGCCATTGATATGATAATTTTTCTGATTTATTCGCATGATCGCAAAATTTATCAGCTAAACTTTCATCTATAAAAATGTGATGTTTATCACAGAAAATATTATCAATGTACAATATATCATTATCTTTAGTTTTTGATACTGATACTTGTATTACAGCATAATAAACTAGTTTTTCTTTACAACTAGAAAGATTTTTAATTTTATCTAACATATGAATATATTAAAACAAAATATTCAGATTATCAAGCAAATATATAAAAATATATAAAAAAAAGACCTATTTTATGCAAAATAAGTCTTTTAATGGTTATATATGGTTATTTAATTTTATTTTTACGATCTTTTAATACTTTCTTAGCGTTTTTCAATCGTAAGTTATCATCATCACTATTTAAAAAGCTAGATATGGGAAGTTCTAGGGCTTTTATCATTGCTTTTAACTCCCATGTGGGCTTATTTTCTAATATTTTAATATCCATTGTTTTATCCTCTGTTATATATGGTTATTTATTATTCTCACTTAATGAAACACTTATTATGTTATTAAGTGGAATATCGTGCTTATTCATTGCCTTGTGCATAGCAAAGAATTCATTGATAGCTGAATAATATGCTGTATGTATTTGTTTATCTGATAACCTCATTATTATTTTATATACATTATCTTTTTTCATTGTTTTTTTCTCCTTTTTCTTAAATATCTCAATATCTGTATATCTTGTTTGTATTTAACCAGGTCAAATATT